TTTGAAGAATGGCCGGAGCCTATGCCGGTTCATTTAGCGCAACCTTGGGACTGTATGTCTCACACTCATGCCGTTTACAGAATGGATAGAGCTCATCCGTGTCCGTGGCTTGCTAAAATAGGGCCCGATTTCTTTCCAGCTAAATACTATTTCACTGTGGATTATACAGAAAGTGAGATAGCGGATGACCCCGCACAGCACAAACAAAGTCATGTTTTGGAGCTTTTAGACGCTGGAAAGTATACCGGAAACATCGTTGCATTACCTAATAATCGTGTGCGTGTTACACATCCAGCATGGTTTGAAACAGGACAGGGTGCTCCTGATTTCTTACCCTCACAGCATATACACTATTCAAAATCCGATTTAGACTATACAATGGATGTAAATCAGATTTTCGACAACCTGTATGCGGAAGATAAATAATGGCTGTTTCTGGAAGCGTAAATTTTGAGTTAGATGTCGCTGAGTACGTCGAAGAAGCTTTTGAGCGTTGTGGCTTAGAGGTTCGGACCGGATACGACTTAACTACAGCAAGACGTTCTTTAAACCTGATGTTGGCAGAATGGGCCAATCGGGGCTTGAACCAATGGACAATAGCGCAACGCACACAAGCTCTTACTTCTGGTACACGAACTTATGCGTTGGCCGCAGATGTAATTGATATATTGAGTGCCGTTGTAACAAGAAGCAGTACCGATCTTTCTTTGACTCGCGTTAGTCGAGACGATGATTTAAACATTCCAAACAAAGCTACAACAGGGCGTCCGTCTCAATTTTTCATTGACCGCCAAGTTACTCCAACTTTAAAACTGTGGCCTACCCCTGAAAATAGTACGGATGTCATAGTGTATAACGCCTTAACTCGTATAGACGATGGTGATGCTGCGGTGAACACGATGGACGTACCTTTTAGATTTTATCCTTGTTTGGCCGCAGGGTTAGCCTATTACATCTCCTTAAAAAGAGCCCCTAATCGTACTCAGATGTTAAAAGTTATCTACGAAGAAGAGTTTGAACGTGCTATGGGCGAGGACAGAGATAGGTCTAGCTTTACCGTCACTCCTGAATATTCTTATTTCCGGTCAAACTGATGGCTAAATACGCTTCTGGAAAAAACGCTTATTCTATCTCTGACCGTTCCGGATTTCGATATAAATATAAAGATATGCGTAAGGAATGGAACGGTTTACTGGTAGGAAAGGATGAGTTTGAAAGAAAGCATCCTCAGTTGGGTCCTTTTAGAAAAGTACATGACCCTCAGACCTTACGAGACGCTCGCCCTGATACCCCTGAAAACGCCACGGGAAGTGTAACGGTTAGTTTCCCTGTCTTTAACACAACGACTTTACAGTATGCGCTTGTTCCGCAGGCAGAGGGGCTTGTAGGAACGGTTAGCTTTGGAGGCAATGTGCATACCCCTACTGACATTTTTGTTAACGGCGTAGGGGCCCTTGCCTCGGTAGGCACGGTTACAGCTTCCGGCACAGGAGTGTCGATAGACGCTACATATACGGTCACCGTTGTTGGTGGTAATCCAGCTAACCATCCTTATTATAACGTAGGTTCTACCAACAAGTTTGCGATTAACGGGTCTACGGCAACTTCAGATGTACTTTTAAGTCTTTCTGAGGGTAGTACTTATAGGTTTGATCAAAGTGATTCTTCTAATTCCGGCCATCCACTACGGTTTAGTACTACGGCAAACGGTACTCACGGAGGGGGTTCTCAATATACAACAGGTGTGACAACGAACGGGACTGCGGGCTCTGCTGGAGCCTATGTTCAAATAACAGTAGCTTCTGGAGCTCCAACGCTGTATTATTATTGTACTAATCACAGTGGTATGGGTTGGACGGCGAACACACCATGAGCTATACATACACCGAGTTAAAAACTGCTGTTAGAGATTACACGGACAACCAAGAGTCTGTTTTCGTCTCTCATTTGGACACCTTTATTCGTTCTGCGGAAGAACGGCTCTTTAAAGCTGTGGATTTAGAGTTTTTTAGAAAAAATGTTTCAGGGGCTATGACCTCTGGTAATCAATTTATGGCCGTTCCGGATGATTATTTATCGTCTTTTAGCCTTTCCATAGAAAACTCTAGCTCTAAAGAATTTTTGTTAATAAAAGATGTTAATTTTATTCAAGAATATAACCCGAACTCCTCCACGACAGGAGTTCCTAAGTATTATGGTGCGTATGACGTAAACACTTTTATACTTGCGCCAACTCCTAACGCCAACTTTTCTACGGAACTACACTATTATTACCGGCCCGTTAGCTTGACGAGCAGTAAAGTTAATTTAACTGTAAGCAACGTTACAGGGACCTTCGCAGCTAATGAAACTATTACGGGTGGGACTAGCGGGGAAAGTACCACGGTTAATTCAATCACCTCTAGTACGGTATTTGTAATAATTCTTTCTACTGGAGATTTCACTGTTGGGGAGACTGTTACAGGGGGCACAAGCGGGGCTACAGGAACTGTTGTGTCCACCTCTGCCGACACGACGTTAACTTGGTTAAGCGAGAACGCACCTAACGCTCTTTTGTACGGAAGCCTTATAGAAGCCTACACCTTTATGAAGGGTGAAGCGGATGTGATGAAGATGTACAGTGAAAGATTTGTAGAATCTTTGGTTCGGTTAAAAGATCTTGGCGAAGCCCGTGAGAATGATGACGCTAACAGGCAGGGGCTACCAAGAAGGGCCCGTTCGTGAAAATTGCTATTATTGGACTAGGAGGCAGCTACGCTGATTATATTTCGGCGCGAGTAGCTTCTCAAGAATTTGATGAAACATGGGGAATAAATTGTATTGGAGGGGTTCTACACGTAGACCGCACCTTTATGATGGACCCTGTTACACGGTTTATAGACACAGAAAACGCTGGATCTCAAACCGGTATAGCTCGTGAGTTTCTATCAAAAAACAAGAACCCTATATATTCTTGTGTAAAACACCCTGATTTTCCTGCTATTGAAGAATACCCCTTAGAACAAGTGGTTAAATCAACAGGGTATTGTTATTTCAACAATACGGTAGCTTACGCTATGGCTTATGCTATTTGGAAAAAAGCTACCAAAATATGTTTGTATGGCATTGATTTTACATATAAAAACGTAAATATGGCTGAGTCCGGCAGAGCGTGCGTTGAGTTTTGGTGCGCCATAGCGGCTTCAAAAGGGATAAAGTTAGAAATCGCGCACCGTTCGGGTTTGTTAGACACGAATGTTCCCGATAATGAAAAATTATACGGTTACCACAGATTGAACGACCCCTTGGTGCAGACAGTGCATGAGGGTAGCGTTTTAATAACAAAACAATCTGAAATAGCGCCCCCGGAGCCTGTGGAGAGCGGGCCTGTTCTTTTTGGGAGACACGATCATGTTTGATTTAAATGTAGGCGCGGTAGGCGCAGTTAACATAATAACCTCTGAAAACGGCGGACTTTCTAACGATCAGATAGCTGATATGTTGGCTAACAAGTTGATTTACATATCTGATGAAGCTCCAGAGCCCATAAGATTGCAAGCGGAAGCTTTTCGGGATAGAATTAGAAATCTAGCACAATACTATATAGAGTTGGCTAGAAAGGAAGAACGTGCTAGTATTTGCGCCAAGGTCCGTGAAGCTGGACAACCGGAACTAGCAAACGCTATTGGGAGACTGTAATGGCAATCGCACAAGCAATGTGTACAGCATTTAAGCAAGAGCTTATGCTAGGCACACACAATTTCGCAACAAACGGTAACGCTTTTAAGCTGGCTTTGTATGCAGAGGGTGGAGGCGGTAAGTCAAGCACTACGGCTACTCTTGGTGCAGCTACGACAGCTTACACCACGACAGGTGAAGTAGCTAACAGCGGTTCTTACACTGCTGGTGGCGGTACTCTTACCAAGGTTGCTCCAACCACTTCTGGCACAACAGCTTTGACTGATTTTGCTGACATTAGTTTTACAACAGCCACCATCACTGCGATGGGTGCGTTGATATACAACGACACTAACAGTGATAAAGCTGTAGCTGTGTTGGACTTTAGCTCTAATAAAACATCTACTTCCGGGACATTTACCGTTCAATTTCCTACAGCAGATGCGAGTAATGCTATTATCCGAATAGCCTGATGAGGTAGCCTATGTCGTTAACAGGATGGGGAAGAGGCGGCTGGGGCGAAGGCGCATGGAATCAATCGGTTCCTCTTTCTGTTACAGGGGTTGTCGGAACTACTTCTTTGGGGTCGCCAACCGTACAAAACGTGTTGGAGATTCCTGTAACGGGAGTCGCGGGCACCGGAGCAGTTGGGACTGTTAGTATATCGGGTGCAGCGGTTTTTGCTGTAACTGGAGTTGCAGCAACGGGTGCGGTAGGTAATGAAAGTGTAATAGGTACAGCGGTTTTTGCTGTAACCGGAGTCGCAGCAACTGCTTCAGCGGGGACAGGAACAAGCGCACCTATTTTATCTTTAGGGTTTGGCGTTACAGGGGTTTCGGCAACAGGTTCGGTAGGAGAAGAAGTACTTTACAGACCAATCGTTCCATCACAAACACCTAACTGGACGGGCGTAACAGTTTCGCAAACACCTAACTGGACGGATATAGCAGCGTAAGGACGGAAAAATGGCAAGCACCTATGTAAATGATTTAAGACTGAACGAGCTAGGTACTGGCGATGGTTCTGGTACTTGGGGAACTACAACCAACACAAACCTTGAGCTTATTGGGGAAGCCTTCGGCTTTGGCACAGAAGCCATAACTACAAACGCTAACACGCACGCGAGTGTGGTAGCTGATGGGTCTACAGACCAAGCTAGAGCTATGTATATTAAGTATACAGGTGCTTTAGACTCAGATTGTACAATTACTATCAGTCCTAATACTAACAACAGAGTGCATTTTATTGAAAACGCTACCACAGATAGTGGTAGCTCTGGTCCTTACAGCATTATTATTAGTCAGGGGACTGGTGCAAATATAACCGTACCTAATGGCGATACTAAGGTTGTTTATTTGGATGGCGCAGGGTCTGGTGCGGCTGTTGTGGATGCTTTTGCCTCTTTGAATGTCGTTGACCTAAAGGTTCAAGACGATCTTACCGTTACGGATGATGCCGCCGTTGGTGGAGCTTTGACCGTTACGGGGCTGGTTACTGCAAATGCAAATTTAACATTAGGTGGCTCGGCTCCTACACTGACTATCGGGGATGCTGGGGAAGAAGACACAAAACTTGTATTTGATGGTGCCGCTCAAGATTTTTATGTTGGTCTAGACGATAGTGCAGATGATCTTGTTATTGGTAAAGGCTCTGCTGTGGGCACAACTCCAGCAATATCCATAGATGAAAACTTGTTGGTTTCTATTGAAGATGATGTGACGGTTAAAGGGCGGGCTATAGGCATTCAAGACGCCGCCATAAGTACGAGTGGTGATAGTGGTACGACCACTATGAATTTAGCTGACCATAACAACTTTAGTATAAGCGTGGGGCATACCACCACTCTTACTTTTAGTAATCAAACAACCGGTCAGTCTGGTAACATCTTTCTAAATAAAACAAGTGCTAGTGCGGTCAGCCTTAATGCTATCGTAGGTATGAACGCGGCGGCTTTGACCGCTATAGGCACGGCTGGGGTGTATCATTTAACCTACTATGTAAAAGCAGACAGCGGGGATAATAGTATACTTGTGTCTGTTTCAGGAGCTTTAACTTAATGAGTATAGTTGGTTCAGCAGGTTCTGGTCTTGGTGGTGCTGGCGATATCGGCGGTGCGCTAGGCTCGTTTTATTCGCACACAATAGACCAGAGCTTGCGTTTTGAAGATGGCGATAGCCCTTACCTATCTCGCACACCTTCCGGCGCTGGTAATCAAAAAGTATGGACTTGGAGTGCGTGGGTTAAGCGGGCCAACATAACCTCAGAACAAACTTTGTTTGGCGCATACAAGGGTGCAAATGATTATGTTGCAATACAGTTTGACGCAAACGACACGCTTAATGTTACATTTAAACATGTTAACGCAACTGGTGGCGGTTTATCTAGTCAAACCCGCCGCAAAATAACCACTCAAGTTTTTCGTGACGTTAGTTCATTTTATCATTTGGTAGTTAAATTTGACGCAGGAAATACAAATTGTGACATATATGTAAATGGCACAGAAGTTACCTCGTTTTCTGTCAATGAAGAGCCACAAGATTTAAGTTTTGAAGTAAACGCTGCTCAAGTTCACTATATTGGTACGTTTCAAAATTCTGTTACAGGTTTGGCAGTTACTTACTTTGACGGCTATATGGCTGAGATAAACCTGATTGACGGTACTGCGCTTGGGCCTGACAGCTTCGGTGAAACGAAGGACGGTGTTTGGATACCAAAGGATGCGTCTGGTTTGACGTTTGGCACCAACGGCTTTCACCTCACGTTTGAAGCTACAGGAACTGCAACAACAACCCAAGACACAACGGCTCAAACTAATATTGGAGATGACCAGTCCGGTCTTGGCAATAACTCTGCTGTCTCCGGCCTTGCCGCAACAGATGTTGTGCTAGACAGCCCGACGAATAACTTTGCTACGATGAACCCATTACACAGAGGGAATGGAACAACAGGCAGTATAACATATAGCGAAGGCAATCTAGCAAGTTCGTTTGCTGGCAACCACACCACTATGCAACACGCCGCAACAATGGCTTTACCTACAACTGGTAAGTGGTACTGGGAGCAGACCTTCACAGGCGCACTTACAAATGGTTCTAGAGCCGCAATATGTGGTATTTGGAACGACGATGCACAAGATTTAGGAAGTAACAATAGGCTTACTGTAACGTCCGATGCTGTTACTTTTTATTCCGATGATAATAAAATTTATTCTAGTGCCGATGGGTCTATTGGAAATGTTAGTTATACATCTTCCATTGCAGAGCAGACTGGTGCTGTTGTTAGTTTTGCAGTTGATATGGACAACACTTGGGTATGGGTTGCTGTAAACGGCACATACATCAATGGCACTCCTGATTTCTCAGATGGCACAAATCGTGTTGATGTTGTTACTGACACAAATGGAAGATATATTCCTTTTTGGGCAGGTGATGGTGGTGCAACAATTACTTGGCGAGTGAACTTTGGTCAAGACAGCGCAAATGTTTCCTCTGCAAATTCTGACAGCAACGGAATAGGAACGTTTGAGTATGCTGTTCCGTCTGGCTACACATCTTTGTGTTCAGCCAACCTGACAGAGCCAGCGATAATTTCGGGTGAGGATTATTTCAATACGGTGATTTGGTCTGGTAATGGTGCATCAAGCAGGGGTATTACAGGGGTATCACACGCTCCTGATTTTGTTTGGATAAAAACA